ACCTTACTTTGGGTACGCAAACTCTTGTTACGAAAGGGGATCTGGTAGTAGCAACAGAAGGTTCACAAGAAATAGTATCAAAGGGTCCAAGTATATTTACATCTGAAGAACAGATTAACCTTTCTTCACCTGATATTAATATTGTTGCAACAGATATTGCAGTTGCTGGTAATAGAGGTACAATAGGTGGAGGCACTACAGTACATTACGGATCTTCGTTTCATGGTAATCTCAGAGGTACTGCAGATCATGCAGTGACTGCTGGTAGCTTAG